ATTCACGTTTTGGAACAACATGCCGAAGGTATTGAACTCGGAGAGCATGACGGACCACGTGGCGGCATTCACGGCCTGAATCGATCCGCCGAAGGCTGAGATCGCAGAGAGAAGGCTAGACCAGAGGGCGCTGCTATCCTGGCTGACCGTCTGGGCAAACGTTCCGAATCCACTCAGGCTGTTCGCGAACCACGTCCCAAAGACGACACTGGTTGCGGTGAGCCAGCTCGCAACCGTAAACGGCACGGGGCCGAGCGCGTCGTTTACTCCAGTGCTAATGGCTTGCCAGAAGACTGAGGCTTGCGCCGTGATGGAGGCGACCGTGGCGGCCACGGAGTTGTTCATACTAGTGAGCATCGACTCGATGACGGTGGGACTGTCAACCGTTGCGTTCTTGCCGCTGAGGTTGTCGACCATGACCTGGCCTGCGGTCTGCGTTAAGACCTGAGCCTTGTTGTTGAAGTCGGTAATGGCGGCGGTGAGGCCACTGCCCAGTGTCTGGAACGCGCCGATGAAGTCGCCCTGGCTAATCTGCTGGAACGCCGTCATGAACGTCGAGACAATCGCCTCTACGGCCTGGATGACGTAGAGGGTTTCCTTGAGGAAGGAGTCAATCGCGGGCAGGGCGAGGTTGAGTACGACTTCAATGAGGCCCAGTATGAGCGTGACGACTGGGCCGACGATCGGCCACAGTTCCTTGAAGATGTCGGCAAGGTCTTTAATGATGGGAACGACCCCGTCGATGGCCTTCTTGAGCAAGGGCGCCAGGTTCTTCGCAATGTCAGCGATGTACGGGGCGAGGAACGTCATCAGGTCATCGAGGATGACGGAGATTTTGTTAATGCCTTGGCCTACGGCCAGGATGATCGCGTTTATGTATGGTAGGAGCGGTTCGAGGAGTGCCACAAGTCCGTGTGAAAGGTGAACGATCGTATCAGCCAACGGGCCGATCATGGAGTTGAACACCTTCAGAAGGTCGTTCAGGAGGGGAGCAAATCCCGTGACCATTGTGGCCAGGTCGATACCAAGCGTGTAGCCGATCTGCCTGACGGCTTCCTTGAGTTGAACGGCAATCAGATCGACGGCTCCGGCGATGGCATCGAAGAACTTGAGGATGCCAGGCAGGGCTCCTTTGAGTCCGCCGAAGACTGCGTCGGCAAGTTTCCCGCCGGCGGTTCCCAGTGTTGGGAGCGCCTTCATCAGGAAGTCGGGCATCGCATTAAGGAAGTCCGACACGCCTGAACGGGCATTGGCCCAGAAGTTATTCACGCCGATCTGTGCCGACTCGAATACCTTCTTGATGTTGAGCTGTCCGAGTGCCGTGTTCATGGCGTCAGCGCCGCGCTGGACGGACCTGGCGAGGCTGTCGATCGTCATCTTGTTCAGGTCTTCGAGCGGGCGGGTCAAAGCGTTCAGCCAGTTATAGACCGAGACGATCAGTTCCCAGAAGTCCTTGAACTTCTGAACTGCGGTCTCAATCCAGACCTGCAACCTGCCCGTGTCGTTGGCAACCTTGAACCATTCGGCGAACTTCGCCGTGAGGTTACTCATTCCGCCAGCGAATGACGGGAGTAGCCAGCTCGACATCTTGAAAATCGTGTTGAAGATGCTCGTGAGTGCCGTGTTAATTGGGAGGAGGCCGACGTTCATCTTGGCAACCGCACCGAAGAACGTCTCGAACGGAAGTGTGTTGGAGAACTTGCTCATAAGGTCGGAGAACCACAGGCCGGTAGATGAACCCACCGCAACCATGCCCTTGTTGATCCGAGGGAGCATGGTGGCGAAAGCCTGTTCCATTGGCTTGAACGCGGTCTTCCAGAAGGAGTCACGAAGCGACGACTTGATAGCCTCGAACTGCTTGTAGACCTCGGGCATCACGGTCTTGAGCTTCTTGAAGGAAGCGTACAGCGTAGCCAGCGTGAGCCCCAGGCCCAAGAAGACGGCAGGAACGGCGAGCAGGATCGGTACCGCCTTGGCGACATCGCGCCCAAGTGACAGAAGCGCACCACCCATGTTCGTGATTGCCGCGACTACGGAACCGATGATTGGCACCATGAGGATGAGACCGGGAACCATTTCGGGCAGTTCCTTGAAGGCGCTGATGCCGGCCGTGATCTGGTCGGTAATCATCTTGCCACCAGAGAGCCGCATAAACCAGGCTTCAACTTCGGCTGCGCCGATCTTATCGAGGATCGGCTTGATCTTGACCTTCTTGGCTTTGGCGAACATCGCGTCCATCTCAGCCTTAGCCTTGACGAGATCGACTGCCGAGAGGACGGTCTTGACGGTCGCGGTCCTAGCCTTGGCAAACTCCGCGTCCAGCTTAGCCTTGACGACATCGACATCAACCGCCGAAAGGGCGGCCTTGATCTTGACGGTGATTTAGTTGAACTTCGCGTCAATCTCAGCCTTGACCTTATCGGCGGTCGTGTTATCCAGGGTCGGCTCGACCGGAACCTCTACCTCGACGTCCTGCATCTTCTTGAGGTCAGCCTGAAGGTCCTTGCGGAACATCTTCGTATCGGGGTAGACGCGGACTGCTACGCGAGCTACGACAATCGTGCCTGCCATGTTTTCCCCTAGCTGTGTGACATGCGTGCGAACAGAGAGGCAACCGTGGTTGGCTGCGACTTGTTGATGATCTCTTGTGGCATCGGCCACGGCTTGAACTTAGGCGGCCTCTTGAAGTTGCCGGTCGCCGCCGTGTTGGTATTCACGGCGTCATAGATGCCGGCCATCACGTAATACTCTGGGCTAAGGTCGAGATAAGCGTGCCAGTCTTGCTTGTTTTGGTGCTGCGCAGCGAATGCGCTCGATGCGGGAAGACGCTCGATCAGGGAAATGAGCAGGAGGGGGTGCAGCTTTCCGCGCACTATATCCCGAAGGTCCACTTGGTAGTAGAACTTCAGGTCCGCGTAAAGCGCACCCCCATACTCATCTATCAGTCCTGCGAGCCCAAGGCTTCCCCCGGCTTCTGCTCCTTCAGGTAGGCGTCGAGAACCTTCAGGGCAATCGCCATGTCGTCGCCGATCGCCTTGAGCAGAAGGTTGGCCTGCGTCTTGTCGGGGACCGCAGCCTTGATGATGCCGAGCATCCTGTCGAACTGGCCCTCAAGCGTTTCCTTGGTGGTCTCTTCAGCGTCCTCCATGCTCGCGGAGAGCGCCGCGCGCTGCGCCTTGCTCATGCGGATCGGGTTCGTCATGACGACCTCGACCTCGCCGATCTTGATCTTCGTTGAAACGAACTCGCGTTCTACTGACTCGCGGATATCGTCAAGGGTAAGTGTTGCCATGAGTGCGGACCTCCTGGTTGATACGGATGGGATGTGGACTTGATACGGGATGCGAACCTCGGGGTGGAACCCCCTCCCCATACGGAGGTCCGCTTCACGTATGGGGAGGGGTAATTCTTGGGGGCCTACTTCTTAGGAGCCTTGCCTGATACCCAGGGCGGCTTCGGCCTATTCTTCTTGAGCCGCCCGTCCTTAGGCGTGCCCTTGGAGGGCTTGCTGCCCATGGCTTAGACGACCGCGCCGAGAGGCGTAATCATGTAGGCGTAGTCATTGCCGGCGACGATCAGCGGGGTGACCTTCAACGGCAGGGAGGCTAGGCCATCGGTAGCGAGGCCAGGAACGTCTCCACGGAACACCTCAGCCTTGGGGGCATAGATGCCGAAGTAGTTCGCGCCGTCGATGAAGATGCCGAGGAATGCACCCGTGAACGGGGCGGCGTTACTGGCGGGAACATGGAACCACGTGATCTCGTCCGGCGCGACGCCGACGACCTCAGTTGTGGCGTTGGTGCCGAAGAATTTCCGAAGGGCCGAATCGTCCCACTGCTGTACGACGAGCGTGAACGTCTCCTCGCGGACGCTGTACGTGGTGCGGAGCTGCTTGTTCTGGAGGGTGCCGAGAATTGTGGCATCGCCACCATTGACGCCCCAAGCGAACACGTCAGCGAGTGAGGTGTGGCCCACCTCGTCCCAGGGGGCGATGGGCGCGACGTTCAGAACGATCGGAACGGCGGTGGAAGTGGGGGCGGTGTAGAAGTTGCCTGCGCCAATGACAAGAGTGGCGTCATCCTTGATAGCCATATGGAATCTCCTAAGGGAGTAGTTAGCCCCAGAGGGGGCGACGGATTTGCACGGAGTAGACAGCTTCGTAACGGATGAAGCCGGTAGGAAGGTCGGCGAACTGAACGGGGCCAGTGCCGCTCGCCCAGTCCGTTTTGCGAATGGCCTCCTCAGCGCGACGGACGCTCACGAGCGACCCGAGGCCGGGGTAGTACGTAGGCCACCTGACCTCTTTGTGAAGCGAGGAGCGGATGGCCTCGGAAATCAAGGCGCCCTTCAGGTCTGCCTCAGGGTCCTTTACGAACACCTGAATCGAGACGCTGGCAAGGTCTACGAATCGTTCGTCGTAGTTCATTGACGACATACTGGGTTCGCGACGCACGATGACAAACGGACCCGAAGCGAGTGGTTCGCTCGTCTGGTCAAATGGAATCCACGAGAAGAACGACAGGTCAGGGTGTAGATGACGCAACAGCGCGAGCATGAAGTCCTCGGTTGGAGTCAGCTCCTGGGCAGCGACAACGGAGGCGGGTAGGTTCAGGCTTGAAATATCCATCGCCTCACCCCGCCATCCTGAAAGCATCGACCGTCTTCTGGAGCGTGTGCGTACCAGGATTCCTGCCACGGGCTCCGTATTCGATAACCGCAGCCGCAAGTTCCGAGCCCGTGTCATCGAGGACGATGAAGCGGTCTACGCTGCCAGACTCGACCTTGATGCGTGAATGGTCGGGGCGGCTCCGCGTATACGCGGTGCGGTTGTAGTCGAAGTGCGTTGCCTTCGCGAATGCGGCCATTGCCAGAGAGACTTCGGTCATCTTGGCTTGTACCTCAATGACACGAGACAGGCCCTTGCCAATCTTCTGGCCCATGAAGGGACCAGACTCGATTCGCTTGAATACCTCCACGCCCCTCATGCGAGGTTGCCCCCGTTGTCGGGACGCCAGCGAATGATGATTGACCAATGCCGAGTGTGCCGGTCTCCGATGTGCCAGGCTGGAGGGGATACGATGTCCCACCAGGAGTTGCGCCACTTAACGAGAGAGTAGAGGGAGACGCCCGACAGGTCAGATGAGGTAATCATTGTGAAGACGCTCACCTGTTGCTGCCCGGGCATCTCGGCGCGAGCCGAGCGGTCAGGGGCGAATACGGCTCGCACCGTGAGGAATATAGAGAGTGCCGATTCGACAACGTTCTGTCGTAGGTCTGTCGTCTTACCTACCTGGTAGATATAGGCGACCTCCCCACGATTACGCTGGAAAGACGCCACCTGAACTCACCTCATACGGTGCGAGGTACGGGAACGCCTTGCCCCCGTAATCAACGGGAACCTTGTCGTACGGGTAGTAGTGGGTCTGGTAGGCGGTCATCTGGATTGTGCCCATCTTGGGCAACTCGCGCTGACCGAGCTTTTGAATCTGCTCGATTTCGATCTCAGTGAAG